AGAGAACCGGGATGGTCTGACCTCGGATATATAGCGCCAGACTCAATAGAAGGTGTACAAAACATCTTGCTCCAACTCGATGCAGAAAAGAAACTTCCGTCAACAGTTTCAATCGATGACGAAAGCTCCAAACAACTGCATCGTGCATTAAAACATTATGCAATTACCGATATGGACTCTCCAACCGCTTTTCATTTTGGTCCGACAGTGTCAGAGTATGCTGCCGCCCTTTTGGCTGACCCTAATTTTGAGTTCGATGAGTCGGCGGTTGACAAGGACATGGTTGAAACTTTAAACCTAATTTGGGGAAAATTAATAGACCCTAAATCAAATGTCGTACCAACACGGGATTTCCAAATAAAAATGTGGGCCCTCACGAAACCAGACCTTAGAACAGACCCTGGTCTTATCGGACACAGACCAGAAGTGGACAAGGTTGAGAGGGTGAGCGTAGGAACTGACCTCGATATTGATAGTGGAAAACTTGCAATTGGGAAAACGGTAACTGGAATCGTGGATAAGCAGGAAGTAACTGGCGTAATCCTGTCTTTGCAAAAATCAACAAGACGTTCTGCCGATGGTACATATAAAGTAACTGCAAAATTATCTGTCTCCAACTCAGATAACGACAGACCATTCGACATATTCATGTTTGACGAGGCTCAAGACATGAACGACGTAATGGCAAAAGTCCTTACGGATAATGCTTTAAATATGCCAATAATTATGGTCGGAGATTCCAGGCAGGCAATCTACGCCTTCCGAGGCTCTATCGATGGTCTGTCAAAACAAGATGCAACATACAGAATTCCATTGACGCAGTCTTTTAGGTATGGCTCAAACATACAACACCTTGCAAATATTGTCCTTATGAGAGAAAACCTTTCGGATGTCGAATGGCACGATTTGATGGTGGCCCAGGGAGTTGAGCCAGGATTTACTCCGGTCTATCATCATGTTAAGGGTTCTGCTCAGGATGTTGTTCGTGAGACGCTCAAAATAACAGACGACAATGGCAAGAGACTTCCTAAAAAAGAACTAAATAAAAAATTGTCATTTATAGAAAAAACTCTCACCTTGGACAATTCTGCTGTAAGTTTCAGCGGGCTGTCATCCACAGAAGTAGACGAACTCTTAGATGAACTGAGGGCCGAACATGTTAACTCTGCCATGGGTGAAATCGTCGAAAACATGACTAATCCGGATGCAATCATCAACTCCACAAATAGGGGTGTTTATGAAGAGGCGATGGGCGTTATCAGAAGAGGTATAGAGAGTCACCAGATGGCATACCTTGAGCTGGTAGTACAGCTAGACGGTGCATCAAAACAAAATCTTCCACGCATATATAGAGAGATTTCTGAAAGATATAGGCTGAATGGGAAAAGCGTAAATCTTTTAGACGAGAATCTTACTGATGATGAAAGAAATACAATCATCGAAGAATTAATTGAAGAACATGCTCCTGGCGGAGAAGATGGAATGGTCCCAGCAATAGGAATCCCGGCAGATACTCATAAGAAAATGATGGATTTCTACACCCAGCTTGACTGGATAGAGAATAATAAAGACACTTTTGGCAAAGATGGAAGGCCCCCGGTTTCGGATAAACTCCAGGGCATCTGGGATAAAGTTGGTGGTGTTGACCCAAGCCCTGAAGAGATAAGAAGACGGCTGCAAAGAAAAGTTCAAGACGACGCGGAAACGGGAACGCTCTACAGACTCGCTCATCCGACAAAAGTTGACCCAGCGCAACATATTGGCGCCAGGGGAATGTTGGCATACCTCAAACCGGACGGACAAAGTTATACGACTAACGGCGGTGAAGTTAAGAGGTATCAAGCATTAAAACCAATTAGGGAAGGTCTCAGCATTCCAGCAATGGAAGTTACTGGAGATAACGTCACCGTTGAAAAATTATTGGCTCATGCCAAGCTTCCGCCTAAGTCAGTTAGTCGCGGCAGACAATCAAAAATGGGACACATAATACAACCGCAAAGCGAATCGATACAACAAGGAGAGGTATTCCTAAAGCTCCAGTTGGACGATGACGATAATTGGACCGGAGCCGTTATGGTCGGTGGGGTTGGCGCGCATGGTGGAAAATATGAATATAGGTCGTGGATGAATGGAATACTTCCAGGAGGTGGGAGAGGTGGTCCAGTTGGGTGGGGAACCATTCGAACCGCAACTAACACGCAAAATGTTCAGCCAAATTATCACGGTGATATTGAAAAAGCAGTAAAAAAACTAAAGAAAAAATACCCGAACGCAACAATTTCATTTGAGATGGAGCAACAACAGGCCGATGGAAAGTCTGCTCAATTCCCAGTTAATACTGACGTAGATGCACCAGTGACCTTGGATGGCAAAGGTAATCCAAACCTTGATACGCCTCGAATCAAATTCCCAGCTTGGATAGTAAAGGGAAGAGATGACGAGGAAACGGCACAAATAGTCAATGCGCTTGGTGACATGGTGAGAGAGTCTGCAAAAGGCGGAGACACCGATGTCGACGTAATGACGACCCACATATCAAAAGGAAGGGAATATGCAAACGTCCAGGCTGGAGAAGACTTTTCAGACCCAGACACCATGGTCCCAATATTAAGTGAAGAACAAAGAGAAAAAATATCAAAACTCCCTAATGGCTTGAAGATAATTAGAGCGCTTGAGATAAACAGAAGGCAAGAAGAAAATAAAGTCTACATTTTGCTAACACGTGCAATGAGAAGACTTGACCCAGGCAGAGCAATATCTAAATACTATTTTAGTGACACAAAAGAAGATGGGACTCCTAACACAAGAACCATAAATTCAAAGGCGGCAATAAAAAATGACGTTATTGTCGACGGCAAAAAAATATACGAAGACTTGCAGATACCTGAAGGATTTAGGGCTCCATATGAGACAAGTCCAGAGCAAGCCGAAATTGACGAAAGAGAAAGAGCAGCAGTAGAAAAAAAACTTGACGACTCAATGGTCGCATTTACTAAAAAGATGAAAGAACGTCTCGATGCCGAAGAAGCAGAAGCAAAAAGAAAAGCTGAAGAAAGAAAGAAATCAGGGAAGAAAGACGGTCCGATTGCGGAAGATGAAGAAGAAGAAGAAGACTCCGATGAGCCAGACTTCAGTGATTCAGGAGTTGACCCAAATATAAGCTCCCTTGCTTTTGACTCGAGCGGTGGTCCAATTCTTTCCCTCAGCTCTGGCGCTAAAAAGAAAACTAATAGAGCAAATAGACGCTTGCCATTCAACGAGCAAGATAGACAGAATATTGCAGATAGAAATATCCTGCGCTCAAAGAAGGTCCCAAAGAAGAAAAAGCCAGCCCCATCAGCAGATGAATTCGATGACCTAGCTCTTGCTTCTGGAGCCAATACCCCAGAGGGTAGATATGCGCGAAGACTGAGGGCAATTAGCCTTTCAAGCGGTAGCGATGACATCGGTGCTGGAGCGAGAAATCAGCGAGTTAGTGGCAAAAAATTTGCCAGCAATATAGCCGGACCTCGCGACCTAGCAGCAATACGGATTGATGGCGACCCAAGAAGAAACGATAAAGCAAAACGCAAACTTGATTATGCGATGAAGTTTTGGCGTGGGGTTAGAGAGCGCGGAATTGCACTCGACCCACAAGATACAACAGCTGAACGCAAAGCCATCGATATAAAGAATGCTATTAATTCAGTATCCAAAGGAATGGCTGCAAGACCAAAAGTTAAAATTGGAAAAGTTTCATCAAATCAAGTAAAAGATGAAGTAAATCCAGATGAATGGTTTGTCCCTGTTTCGAAACTTAGAGATGCAGTAAGAATTCCAACAGAGTTTTCTAGCTACCCAGTTGACCCTGATAACCCAAATAGCAGAATGATTGCGCGCTGGACACAGACACGCCCACTTAACAATGATGAGCTTGGGAAGATGTTGGCGTTGAGTAAGTCAGACATAGCAAAACTGTCTGATGACGATGCAGGAATAACTCACGACGCAGTTCGTTTCTTGCTTTCAGAAATCGGAAAGCAGGATGGATTTGATGCCTGGAGGCTTTTCGCCCCAACATCAGAAAAAGAAGAAGGAGTCAGCGAAATGACCCCATCTGAGAAGTTCGTCGAAAACCTTGGCAGAGCCAATATGCGCGACAGATTCATCATCGAGACATTTGGCAAGGATGCATTCCCTTACTGGGTTGACAAGGAAGAGAATGCTGTAATAAGTCAAAAGGAATATGCGTCACTTGGTGAAGTAAGTGAAACTGGAAAATTCAGGTCTACTGGAATATTCAGTAAGAAGCGCGGCGAGTCAGAATTTGCCTCAACGGCAGAAGAAATGCTCCTTGAAGAGGCAGTTTTTGGTGGCGACGATGGTCCTGGCGATTTTGTCAAGCAGACGATAGTCAACGCTGCTTCGGCTCCATCAGACAAGACTTCAAGAGAACAGTTTGATATTGGTCAGCTCCTTGATTCCCTTGGTATCGAAGAAGGCGGCAACTGGCACGATGAGCTGCGTAAGCGACTTATTGAGGCCTTTGGGACAGATGATGTTGGCCTATCTTCAAGGGAAATAGCTAGACAGTGGGAAACTGGCGGTGTTCCGACCACCTACATCAATGAAATGATTAGAACTGGTGTCATCCCAGATGCTAAGTCAGTGTGGAAAAAGGATGAGGCTGGGAAAAAGCTTGATGCAGAATTGGCCGCATCAAAGCACTCCGTCTACGAGGCCCTCTACGAGTTCACCCAGGCAAAGCATTCCGCCGACAAAGCCAAAAACACCAGACGGAATAGGGACTATATTCTCGGGTCAACTGACTTCACCGTTTCACACAAGGGTGTGGCAGCAAGAAAGGGAGCCACATTCTCAAAGAAGACTGGAGACGAAAGAAGATTCAGTCAGAGCGAGCTTCAAGATGTTGTAAATCGTTTTAATGAAATATTTGGAACGAACTACAAGATTGACGATATCTTCAGTGCCGAGCAGCTTCGCAACGCAACAAAGCGTCTTCGCGAAGACGGGAAAACCCTTTATGGAGAAGATGGACCAGAGCTAGGCAAGAGGGTCGTTATGAAGAAAGATAGTAATAAAAAATAGAATAAAAACCGGACTACATTTTTACTGAAACCACTCAATACTGCTAATCCATTGCAGGGGCTCGTGGTAGGTTATAATTTAGACCATTAACAAATGGTAGATGTCCCTAGGGATATTTGCCTGCAAATCTCAGGAGTCATATGAGCTACGACGAAAAGGCCAATGTAAGCATCGATGCTGATGGAAACGTGCTGAAGTGTGCCAAGGGTGCCGCCCCCACTGAATGTGGATTTGTCAAGGGTGCGGAGCTGTGTGCAAAGTGCGGAGCAACGCCATTGCAGATGAAAATGGTACCAGTCGAAGAGATGGTTGAAGAAGACATGGTCGACGCAGAGGTCGGAATGTCAAAGAAAAAGAAGAAGAAAATGATTTCTCTCCCAGATGCCGAGGGCATGGAAGAAGAAGAGGACGAAGAGGACGAGGAAGAAATTCCGGAAGACGCCATCGGTGTAACCAAGCCAGATTTGAAGAAGCCAAGCGAAAAAGGAATGAATGCACAAGTTGGTGCAATCATGGAAGAAGAGTACGGCGACGAAGAAGACGACGAAGAAGAAGATGAAGAGGACGAAGAAGAAATGTCCTCCATGAAGATGTACGAAGAAGATGACATGTCAGAAGAGGAGCTGGAAAAAGCTTTGAACTACATGAGAAATCGACGCATGACAAAAGCATCCATGGACGAAGATGGCGAGATGCTCGAAGAAGAAGTGGACATGGAAGAAGACGACATGTCCGAAGATGAAGTAATGAAGGCTTTAACTTGGGCCCTCAAAAAGAAGCGCACAATGGCGGAAAAAGGATTGGATTCAGATGAGGAATTCAGTGATGACTTGGATGAAAAAATCCTATTTGATGCCTCCGACGAGGATTGGAATACGCTTAGAGAAGAAAGAATTAGCTCTCTTGGAATCAAGTCGGAAGAAATTGGTGTAGACGGTTTTGTCTGCGCACTTGACAGAAAAGCTCATCCAGCAGGAATGTCAGTATGCGACGACTGCCCAGGTGGATGCGTTGCAGAAAAGGGCCTACCTGGATTACTCCACGTTGAGGGTCTTGCAGAAAAAGCATTTGATGGATTTGTTGTTGACTCTGGCTACTCGTCAGATGCAGACATGTTTGTCATTGATGTTCAGACCAAAGACGGTGCAGTTAAGGAAGTTTTCATTGACGGAACAACTGCCGAGATTATGGGATTCCATAAGCTCGAGTCAGAAGAGTTTGAACAAAAGTCAGACTATACAAACGTAAAACTCATTGATTTCACTGAAGCAGCTGAGATTGCAGTCAAGTCAATCGACGGGCTAGTCGTCGCAGTTGAGCCAGACGTTTTCGAAGGTTTTGATTCATACGCAGTTGAAATTGAAGGTGTTGACGGAAAGTCGTACGACGTGTTCGTTGCTCTGGATGGCGAGATTCTTGGATACGACAAGTACGAGCCAGAAGAAGCAGAAGAAATCGAAGCAGAAGCTGCCGAAATCGCACTGAAGAGAGCATTCAGCGATGAGCAGAGAGATTCAATGGCAAAAGAAGGCTCTGCGATGTCAGATGGTTCTTATCCAATTGCTTCAGAAAACGATTTGCGCAATGCGATACAAGCATTTGGTAGAGCAAAGGATAAAGAAAAGACAAAGCGTCACATAATGAAGAGAGCACGTGAGCTAAAGTTGGAGAGTCTTATCCCTGCAAATTGGCTCGCAGGAAGCAAGGAAAAGAGTGACGAGGTTGTAAATGATGCAGATTTCATGGCGGCCCTTGTTGAATTCCAGCTCCTCGAAGACAATATCGACTAATAGCATCATGGATACCCGTTATGACGGGTGATACAAATAAGACGCGAGTAATCGTTTCTCAACGATTGATATCGCCTTTATCGTGCTGCAATAATTTCAACTCCAAAGCGATTGAGTTCCGCGCGTCGGTAACCAAGTCTTTATCAATGTCGCGCCTTGATGCGGACATTGCCGTCAAGGCAGCAATGGGGGCTAAGCCGACATATCAGGACACCGACAACAAGAAGCGGGAATTTACTGGAACAACAAAACCTGGGGTAGAAGAAATCGCACCAGGGATGAGAGTGGAGACCAATAAGGCTTGGGAAGAAGGAAGAAGTCTAGTTCTTTATCCAAGTTGGAAATCAAAGCGTTCAATGAATCTTGATGCCAACTTTGGATGGATTGAGGGTAAGCAAGATACCGATTTTGAGACAGCTCAGAAAAAAAGAAAAGAAAAACCACAGCTTCAATTTACAAAATATGATGTGAACCCAAAGACTGGTGATGTCATTCCTGGTTCAGAAACACAAATTGATATGGCCTACCCACGGCTCGGTTTGTCTAGGGCGCAAAGACGCAAACAGAACAAAAACGTTAATAATCCGCAAATGCAATTCAAAGCAGGGTTACCTGGACGCTCTCTTGAATCACGTATACCGGGTGGGAATCTTCTTGCTAGGGCAGCCGGGAGATTTGGCATAGCAAGAGACGCAAACAATAAGTTTAGGTGTCCACCAGGAACTCCTGCTGCAAACCAATTTACCGACCATCTTGGTTCTAATTGTTTTGGCGTAAGTATGGAGAGGGCGGCAAAATTTCTTGCTGACAAAATAAATCAATTAATGACTTTCGACAGTCAACAATTAGCCCTGTCTTCCGGTGCAAAAGAAACATGGAGAGAAAGATTGCGCATGAGACGCGGCGGCGCAATGCCTGGAAGAAGTCCATCATACGATATGGAAACTGGGGAGAGAATACCAACAACCCCAGCAGAAATAGTAGATGTTCCAGGGAGAATGAGATGGTTTAAAAATGCAACAGTAAACGCACAAAGGAACCTTGCTCGCTCTGAGTCTCTCGTTCAGAGACTTGAATCAAGAACAGGAGTTCGTGATTTCACCCCAAAAGATAGAGAAATTAATAATGATAGATACGAGTTGCTATCTCGATTAAAAAATATGGGTATTTGGGACATAGATATAAAAGGAAGACTTTCAGAGGAGCAGGTCGATGAATTCATTCAGTCACGACTTGAATTAATACCAGAATGGGATTCTTTAACTCCAGAAGAAAAAATAGCACTATTCACGGCAGACAAAAAAAGATATTACGAGACAGAGCGGGCAATGCTTGATTCACTGCTTGAGCAGTTCGTAATTAGACCAGAACATATGAGGACTGTCGGAAAAGTTGAATTCTTTCAAGACCCAATAGATGATGATAACTCAGAAGCGACAACAACGTGGGACGTGAAATCGGAAGGCGCAGGAATAAAGTCGGTCATAAAAGTAAATATTGAGCAAATTATGACCAACCAAGAAGGTGAAGACGGGATACCTGGCATGTCACCACGTGAGAGATTAGTTATTTCTGCTATTGGTGGAAGGACTGACGCAGAAGCAATGGCTAAAGTCGCTGACTTCCTGATTAATACAGAATACACGGCAAGAGGAATGGCTGGTCTTATTGATGGGCCGCGTTCTTTCGCTCGTCATATTATGTTGCATGAAATTGCACATACAATTCAGGGAGAAGCATTTTTAAAATCAATTAAACAACAGATAGATGCACATGGTTATGTTGATGTTCCAGTTTATGATTATAAAAAGGGTAGATTTACTGGTGAGATAAAGCAGGTTTCTGATATCAGAAAACTAACCGGAGGCGACCTTTCGGTGCTCGTTGTTGGTTCTCAAGACGACATAAACTTAACATCCCTCGAAGATGCAATGTCAAAAATAGAGAATGTCGCATTTCTTGCTGGAAGCTACCCTAATGTTTCAAGAAGCGATGGCAGGATGGAAGTTTATGCACTTGAATCCACAGCTGAACTTTGGGGTCTCAGGGAAGAGGGTTTAATATTTGGGGACGATATAGATGATGCTCTGAGCTTCATGGACGATGCTGTCGGCGCAAAAGCAGCTGAAGCCAGAGCCATAACAGACCTAGAAATGCTCGAGAGGCTCGAGGAGTCGTACTTCTCTCCACTTGAAAGAGGTGAAGACGTACTGCCAATACGAAAGCATCTTCGCGCTCCAATTGAATTAGATAAAAAAGCAATTGCAGCAAAAAGAGAAGAACGTGTACTAGGTGAGTTTAAAAAGAGCATCAAGGACCTGAACCAAGAGCAGCTTGCTATAACTCTTGCCGATGTAATTGAGTTTGTAGATATGGCTGAGAGTAAGAGGAAAGAGCTTTATAGAAGTTTATCCAAAATTGAAGACTCACCGTACGATGCGGCCGAGGGTGCTTATGACGACTTGCTTGAACAGGTTGAGAAACTAGAAGAATTAATAACACTTAATAAGAAAGCACAAAAGATTGCTATTGACAAAAACACATCTTTCAATACTGATGGTAAAAAAGCATCAGACAAAGAGATATTGGATATGGCCAGGGAGATTATAAAAGGTAGAGACCCTGTTACCCCAGAAGAGGCAGCTAGAAGACTGAGCGCTGAAAGGACAGACGCGCTAAGAGCTGAAGCCGGTGCGCTTAGCGATGAGTTATTAGTTAAAAAAATAGCTGATTATGACCTTTTAGCTTCATCTCTTAAGCCGGATAGCGATGACTACATACGTAATAGTGCTGATAGAGAAATATTCGTTCAACAGTACATAGCTAATAAACGTGCATCTGGTGACACAAGAACCCCTAGTGTTATAAAAAATGAACTAAGAGCGAGCATAACTAAAGAAATAACCGCATCTCGAGATGCCGTTGACGGTGCAAAACGCGGCAAACTTAAGCCTCAGAAGATGAAGAGCAAAGAGCACATTTCTGCAAATGCAAAAAAAGAACGCGCCAAGCACAGAAGAAATATAACTAAACAACAGTTTGAAGCCGTAAAAGAAATAGACGACTTCAACGTCGCTGACATAACCCAGGTTCTTGACCCGAATAAGCAATTGGTAGTTGGAAGAGCCATAAACAAGAGAAATGCTCGTCTAAAGAGGCTTGGGCTTGATTCGGACCCATCATCAATTGATGAGGGCTCACTTGACGAGCAGGTGGAGAATATTCTCATTCCTGCCATGGAGGCAATGGATGCATCAAGCATAACCACGCCATTTGAAATGGAAATGTTTATTGATTCGTCGAAGGTGGCGCGAGTCAAGCCAGGAAAAGAAATAGACCTTGATACTTTTGGTCAAGGCAAGGTTCTTTCACGCTCCATGAAGGCTGGAAAACCAGAAAAAGGAACAAAGAAAAAACGAGTGATAGTTCGCATGCAAGAGGGCGACAGGGGATTGTTCCCACTTGCCAAAAAAGGCGAAGACCAGAACTTCGTAATACCGCCAGGGAAACTTCGTGTTGTTGGTAGGGATAAAGATGGAAGCCTAATCCTTGAAGTTTCCTTACAGAAAGACACCGTTGACGTACTCGACGACTTGTCAAAGTCAATCGGCGATGGACCAGATGATGCAATCTGGCGTAAAGGCGCCAAGAGAAAGATTCAGGCGGTCGCCGACAGATACGCAGTAAGAAGAAAAGATGATGCCGCTGGGACAAAATCCGATGATGCAGCAAAGATTACAGAAACAAGCGAATCTATTGTTTCTGAGGTGTCTGAATTGGGTGGAGAATTTGGAGAAACATTCTCAGAAAGCCTTTCATCTGGAGCGCGGGAAACAACAGAATCTCTCAGAACTAAGCGTCAAGAAAGATTCAAGTCTGTACTTGGGGAAGTTAACTCACGTCCAGAACCGCTGCTATCTTCGATGTCAGCTCTCAGGCAGGAAAATGAGATAGTTCACCGCCGGGTGGAGGAAATACTAAATACTGAATCATTTGAGCAGATAAATGAAAGAATAGAAAACGCTGCACTGAAGCTTCACTCCGGATTTGATAGACGGGTTCGCGTAAGAATGAAAGAGAACGATATAGAAGAGTTCTCGAAGTCTGGAAAGGTTCGTGCCCTTGGTCTCTCCTCTGGCGCCGTTGGCGGTGACGGAGAAACGAGACGAACAGGAAGATTGTCAAGAAGGGTAGAAGAATTCAAAAACATAACAGAACAGAAGGTTGCCGCAGTTGGAGCAACGGAAGAATTCAAGAAACTTAGAGGAGCTGGTCTTGGCAATGGTGGTTTAGATAGGCTCAACGACGAGACGCTCAAGCGAGAGCACGGACTAGAGCGCTCCGGACAAAAAAGCGTTCTTTCTGACAATCCGATATATAGAACAGATTCGGCAGAACAGGCAATCGCATTGCTCGCCCTTGGCTATGAAGTTGAAGTGATAGATGATGGCGAGAGGAAAATGGTTAAAAATGCCGCCATCCAGACAGAGGAAGAGCTGAAGAAGTTCGCCGTAGAAGAAGCCAAAAGGCTTGGAATCCCGGATTCAGATACAGACAGATTCGTAAATGCCTTCATAGAAACACATGACATTGATTTGTGTGCTCTTTATAACGCAAATACAAATGTCTTTTGCAGCGAACATCTTGATGTCAGGCGTGAGCACATGCCACAGAGCGAAGGTGCAGCGCAAAATGCAAATTCACCAGCTTTAAGGGCTCTAGTTTCTGGGCATGTAGAGGGGAAGTATTCCCCTAAATCTGGATTGTCAGACGAAGACACCAATCGATATAAAGAAATAACAAAAAAACTTGGAAATCCAGCAAAGTTCTCCGAAGTTTCAGAAGAAGATAAACAGTGGGCATTCAGCAATACCGACTGGAGTAAAGTCGAGCCCAACACTGCTCCAGAGTTGATGCAATTCTTAAAGAATGTTCTCGGCGGAGAGGGGTCTGTGGTTAGAAAGTCCAAAAGCCCAGATTTGCTTAAAGCATCACAGAAACAGCTCAGAAATTCACAAATTGACAAACAAGCTCAGAACATCCTCGATGAATACAATGCAGCACGAAAGACATGGGGCGTAGAGGGAAGCCCAGAATTTAATGAAAAACGTGCCGAGTTCTTAAAACAGGCATGGTTTCAGTTACCAATACTTGTATCGGATGATGGTTATGTTGTAGACGGTCACCACAGGTGGGCTGCTATAAAAATGTTTAACGACCATGTACCAGAAGCAGAAAGAATAGAAGTTCAGGTCAATGAACTGCAAAAAAATATCTTCGAATCAATTATATTGGCAAAAGTATTTCAAGAGCATATGGAGATAAAGGGAAAGACTGTTGGGAAAGTCAAGCCTTTTGTGGATGGCGAAACAAACCCAATGTCAAAAGCTGAGTTTGACGAACATATTCAAAAAGCACAAGACTCAGTGCAAGAGCTGGCAAAAAAAATTAAGGATGATGGGTTATACCCATTCACCGTACAGGGGGTTATACCGGAAGAAGAGCGCTCTCCTGGCCTAAAAGCCAACAGAGACAGGTCTGTTAAAGAGTACGGAATGACATGGAAGCCTGAATACTCGAAAGTAAAATCAGTTGAGGAATCAAAGAAATGGGACGGCTGGGATGGTGTTGAGGTAACCGAAGTTGACCTGTCATCAGACATTCTTCCTACAGAATCACACCTGAAGGGCGAGTCGATTGACAAAGTTGTTTCTGGTGGTGAGCCTCTTAGAGAGGGGTACTTCGTAAACCTAGTTATTGACCAAGACGGAAAAATGTACGTTTCCGACGGTCACAATAGGGTGGCAATGAATAGAGCTCTTGGAAACGAGAAGATTCAGGCGCGTGTCGTTGACCTTAGAAGAGTAGAAGCTCCATGGGGTGAGCAGAGTTCTGGAAAAACAACATACAAGGGATACGACTTGGTCGAACCTTCCAACCCGTTGCCAAAACCTGGAGAATATGCTGACGATATTGTTGATGCAGCGACTGCCCAACGAGCAAAAGTTGAGACAGTAGAAAAAGAGATTACCTCAACACTTATAGACCTTTCAGAAAAACATGGCTCGGTAATGATAGGCCTTGCTGCAAGATTGAAAAATATTAAATCACTATCAAGAAAAATTAATGATGAACGTGGAAATAGAACCGCGGAAGAAACAGCAGCGGATATGTCTGACGTAGTCAGATACACAATGACATATACCCCAGAAAATTATGTATCTGGTACAAAGGCCGTAGTCGCCGACCTGGAAGCTGCCGGATACAAGCTTAAGGTTAAAAACTACTGGGAAGCTGGAGACGCATATCAAGGAATAAACGTTGCAGCCGTTCATCCAGACGGAACAAGGTTTGAGTTACAATTCCACACACCGCAGTCGGCTTTCAAAAAAGAAGCCGTACATGAGATTCTTGATGACTACAGACTTGAAAAAGACCCTGTAGAACGTTGGATTCTTTACGACAAAATGGTCAAAATGTCTGCGAGTATTGATATTCCCGTTGAAGATGGGCTTCTTGATATCGGTGAAGCCAGGTCACAGGACTTTTCGTTGGCCCTATCCTCTGGAGCGACCGCAAAAAGAAACAAAATAAACAGGCGTGGTCCTATTGATAGGTTTATTTTAGAAAAAAATAAAAAGGGTGATGAAGTAAGAAATATAAAATTAGGAACAAGCTCAATAAGTAATCCAGAGAAAATAGATAATGCCGAGTACCTAAAGATTGTTGGTGATATCCCTGGCGTCTCCAATACCGATGAGCTTATATCTACAGAAAAACTAACATCATCTCGTGTCCCTGGTTTAGAGATATTCAGGGGGACTTACAGGGAGAAGAAGGGTGGGGAGAAGAATAGGGTTTTCGGAAAGTACAAGGCACCAGATGGCGTGGAGTACACGATAGTTGGAACCGAATTCGGTGCGGAAGGAAGGTATTACGCCTACCCTCCAGGAAGTGAACGTCTTGACCCAGAAATGGATAAAGTGGCCAAGTTAAGCCTTACTTTGAATGATGGAAAGTTAAACGTTCACGATTTATTTAATATTGAAGTCAATACTGATAACCAAAAATTGGGTTTAGCTCAAGCATTGGTTGAAATGGCAAAAGCAGATTTTCCAGATGCTACGTTCACAACGCGTCGTGTCGTGACCGACGAAGGGGCTCAATTTGCCAGAAACCTACAGAAGCCAAGAACCGTAGGTAAAAACAATGAGGAATTGAGTCTTGCGTCTGGTTCGCAATCTGGAATAACTAAAAAAGGAAACGCCAAGGTTAATGGAAGTGGATATATTCTCCCGACTTACGACGAGCTTACTCCGAAGCAAAAGGAAAAAGTGCGGGAAACAGCAGGGCGTGTATCAACCGAGAAACGCGACGATGTCTACTACGAAATGATGGCAGAGAAGTTTGATTTCCCAGCAATGGAGTATGTGCCAAAATATGAAGAGCTGACCCCAAAACAAAAAGAAAAAGTCCGCAAAACAGCAGGGCGTGTATCAACCGAGAAACGCGACGATGTCTACTACGAAATGATGGCCGAGAAGTTTGATTTCCCTCGTGTTAAACGAAAACCGAAACAAAGCGAACTATCTCTTTCTTCTGGTGCTAAAGGTGATTCTGAAACTGGTCGTTCCACTGGTAAAAATAGAAACAAAAAAGAAGTTGCTAAGAAAGAGCAGAAACCAGACTGGTTTGAACAGTTTGGCATGCCATCAACAGATGTCGGTTCATTGCGGTATGGAGAGAATGCCATGTTGACAGAAAAAATCAACATGGATAAGCGTATCCGCTCATTCTATGAAGCTGCCGGCCTTGGGCCAGAAGTTAGGGACGAACTAATGCCAGTTTCTGGATACCTTGTCCACAAATCTCAGGTCCAAAAGAAAAAGAACGAAGTAATAAACTCTCGTTCCGGAAATATTGGACCAGATGCGATATTCGAAATTGGTGATGAAGATGTTGTCGGAGATGGCCTAACCGCACTTGGAGACGTTGAGGTTGTTCTTAAGCCGGAGATATCCAAGAGAACATCATACGGAAAGGGTGATGGTCTAAAAAACGGTCATCGCCCAGTTCGGATGGATTCAAAATCGAAAGACGATGTCGTTCACGCTATGTCTTTCCCGTCAAGCGGGGATGCCGACAGCGAGTCAGCTGACTCGATAGTCAATCTACTTGCATCATCTGTTGATGGTGATTTCTCTCGTGTCTCAAAAAATAGCAAAACAAAAGGCAACGATGGTTTTGAGGCCCATATCCTTGGGGGATTCGATAAAGACGAGGTGGACTCAATCAACTATCCATACTCAAAACTCTCAAGAATGAGTGCCAATGAGGACATATCAGATGTGGTTAATGATAAGACAATCGCAGATTCATTGCGAAGCATGGGTTTCACGCAGGAGGAGATTAACTACTTCTACTCAGTTGGCGGAAATGGGCAGATAAACACCGAAAGCATGAAAAAGCTTCGTGAATACAGAACTGCAAAGAAAGTTAAAAGTAAATATTCTGAGCTTGGGTTCAACAAAGTCAATATTGCTCATCCTCAGGGAATCAATATAGAAAATCCAAGAAGTCACTCAAAGGCTTCTCGCGGCATAGAAGATGTTGAAACTCTCCTAAAGAGAGAAATAGCTGCAGAAATTACTCAGACTGCAAAAGACCTGTTGAAGGAAATGAGAAAAGGCTCTAAGCCAAACGTTATATCTAAGGTTGGTTCAGGAATATGAAAGCTGCATTAGTTGGTGTTTCTGGGGGCGACAGGCTGTATTACATAGTTGACGCCGAACGAGGAGAGAAGGACGGGGTCATCGAAAGAGACGACGGGAGCACTGTGATGGTCAACTTCATGTCCTATGCGCTAAAGGCTAGAAATTTGAACAAAATGATGACAACTAGATTCCACGAACTTCTTTGGGGCGGTCCAAGTGAATCAAATAAAGAAATATGGGAACAAGTTTTCGTAGAGAAGAGTCAAGAGATTCCAAAAGAAGCGCTAGAGGGCGTAACCGTCCACACATCGCTTGGCAAGAAAAGAAAAGCCATCTCTCAAAAAAATGAAGATGCACAGAGATTTATTAAATCTTTATCCAATATTTCTGTTAAATCTTGCTGTGGCGAACAGATGGTAAAGTCTATTGAGCACAAAAGCATGAGATTTTCTTCAAGCAGTGAAAGAAAAGATGCCTGGACTGCAATGGTTATTTTGAAACAAATAGAGGGATGAGATGAACGACGACATAAAAGCGGACCCACTTGGCGGGATACTTCCACAAGAACTCGTGACCGGGGACATACTGCGCGGTTATGGTCCACGTCGTGGAAACCTAGAGCGACTTCTTCGTTATTGGCGCCCAATCATGAAAAAGCCAGGTGGCTTTAGAAGATGCAGGCTAATCCTTGCTAATCACCCAGAGCTTTACCCATTGTCGAATATATGCGCCTGGCTGCACCATGAAACAACTGGTTTGTGGCCAAACGAAGGGTGTCATCATCCAGGGATGAAGAACTGCAAGAAAAAGTTGAGAAAGTTAACCAATTGGACTGATTCGCAGTTTGCATCTGCCCTTGCTGGCAAGAAACCTAAAAACATAATTCGTGATGCAGCGAAGAAAAAGTCAATAGACGAAGACATGTTCTTTCATGATTTTTTTCAAGAAGATATTGAATTTAAGTCCGTCGTAACCGAGGGTGATGTTATGCACGCCATCGAAGTTCTCAGGGACTTCATGGAGATGGAGAAGCCATTTTGCAAAATGCTCAGGGATTCAAAGAACTGGGAGATTGTTGGCGAAGACGAAGATGGACAAGAAAAGTCACTTCCTTACGACGAGACCAAATCCCTAGAGGAAGAGTGCTGTGGATAATTATCAGGGCTGTTGTCCAGAGCAGATTGTCACAAGGACGATAATCGCAGATATAGATTCAAAGAATAACTCTGACATGCTCAGAGGAGTTGGCGCTGTAAATCAGAACCTAGTTGACTATAAGGCGCTCTCAAGACTAAATGGAAACACCAGAAGGAAAGACTCCCTGCATAACGGGATGAACTTCAAAGCAAACGCTATTCGCAAACTTGGGTCAACATTGACAAGTCTTGCAATACCGGGTGACTCTGACCCATTCAGGTCACCGGTTCGTTCTGCTGTCTATAGAACTCTCACTCCGGGAAAGCCCGGTGGAATAGGTGGCTCTCTACCTGGACAAAATCGTGGCTACAGATGCCCAGAGGGTTACCAGTACGGAGGGAGATTTACCGATTCTCGTCTTTCTACATGTGGCGCAAAACTTTTCGACATTCCATCCCCTCTTGGTTTAGCAATAAGCGCTGTCAGGCG